TTACCTGGAACAACTTTCATCAGGTTCATAATCATAAAGCTTGGAAGCATAATCTTGAACAAGGTCACATAAAAAAGGTGGTAATGTTATAACCGTTTTGCTTTTGGGTGTCTTGGGTTCAAGTATTAAATCCTGGTCACCCATTCTTGCATAGTTCTTATTGATGCTTACTGTTTGGGCTTCAAAGTCAAAATCATTCAATGTTAAAGCAAGTAATTCCCCTGACCTCATTCCAGTCCAAAACAGCAATTCAAATGCAACCTTTGATGTTGGTTTATCTTCCACAGCAGCAATGAATTTCTTGAATTCTTCAACAGTCCAAAACTGCATTGAATCAGCATTTTTCTTTCCCATGCTTCCACATATCCTTGCAGGATTGGAAGGAAGCTTATAATATTTCATTGCAAAATTGAAGATAGCTGAAAGCTGATTATTTACTGTTTTCAAATACGTTTGACTGTAATTCTTTTCACTGGAAATCAATTCATTTTGCCATTTCCTAACCGTTGTCGGGGTTATAGTATTAATTGGCATATCCTTGAAATATGGCAATATTTTTAAATCAATTACATATTTCTTATTTTCTAATGTATTGGCTTCAATCTGCTTTGGCAATCTTCCATATACAGTTCAACCAGGCTTCCAAAAGTCATATCACAGGAAGCGTGTGCTTTATTAAGAAATTCCCTTTCAAAAGCTTTGGCTTCCTTTTGAGTTTTAAATCCTTCCTTCTTCTTTTTCTTCCTGTTCCCCATCCAATCAGTGTAATAAAAGGATGCATACCAAGTACCACGTTTTTCATCTTTGTAAACAGGCATTATATCATTCCTTTCTTTAAAAAAGGGTATAAAAAATAGACCCTTTATATCTCCAAAGGTCTATGATATAATATAATTGGTTATATTAGGTACTATATCAAACCTTTGGGTTTATAAAGTATCAACTAAAATCGTTTGGTGTTACAGCACCAGGCGATTTTTTTTATTTATTTTGGTTGGCTTTATAAATCTCAAATTCAACTGATTTTTCAATAGTTTTTCTAAATTCTTCAAATTCTGATTCAGTAAATATTGTTGTAGTTTTATCTTTTATTATTTTTACAGTATATATTTCTTTATCTACAACTTGTGTTCTACCAATAACTTTTCCATTCTCAATAACATCTTCATAATGCCATTCAAGAACTTCAGGTTGAATTTCAACAGTATAGCCAATAGATTCGAGATACTTAATAAAGTATTCAAAATTTTTAGTTTTAACTTTTATTGAATCGTTAAGATTATTTTCAGTTCTTTCCATTGGAACATCATAACCCATTAACCAGGCTTCATTTACATCTAATACTTTTGAAAGCTTATGTATTATTTTTTGCTTTGGTTGGCGTTGATTTTTTTCATATCTCATTATAGCTACACCTGAAACACCAACAAGTTTTCCTAATTGGTCTTGCGTAAGTCCTTTTCTCATTCGTGCAATTTTTATTCTATTTTCTTCCACTGTATCACCTACCCTTCTAATAAGATAATAATTTAAAATAACCATAATGTCAATTTATTTTATAAAACTTATTGACAAAAAACCAAAACGGTAGTATTATAAATACAACAACCAAATCGGTTAATTTATAAAAGGGGGATTGACAATATGGTATCTAAATTGAAACTTAAAAGAATCGAATTAGGAATTAAACAAAAAAATTTAGCTCAGCAAGTAGGTATAACACCACAATACCTAATGAAATTGGAACAAGGAAAAGCTAAAAATCCAAGTGTTGATTTAATGAAAAGGCTTGCTGATTCTTTAAATTGCACAGTTCAGGAATTATTTTTTAATGAAGATTAGAAAGGTGGTGTAACAGCATGAAAACAACATATAAGAAAACTACAAACTTCTTGACAGCAGAAGAAGTTGCAGTAATTTTAGGTGTAAGTTTATCAACTGCCTACCGAATTATCAAGAGATTGAATGAAGAACTTAAAGCACAAGGTTTTATTACTGTTGCCGGAAAAATCTCAAAGCGATACTTTGAACAAAAAGTAGCCTTATAACAATGAATCAGCTATGGAAAGTCGGTGATGAAATGAACATATATGAAGAACTATTCCAAGGATTTATTATAACAAAGAATAAAAAGTCCATAGAAAAAATCAAAGGTAGAAGTGACTTTAAAACCTTTGACCAAATTAAAGATGAACCCGAATTTGATGGAATTCTAAAGGAAAGCATCATTATGGTTGACATTGATGATACTGAAATGAGTGATTTACTTTTTAAAATAGTTCAGGACAAAAAAATTAATTGTGTTGTTATAAAAACAGGACGTGGCAAGCATTTCTTGTTTAAAAATAATAGTATTACTGCTAATAAAACCAAGTGTAAGCTGGCTATTGGTCTTGAAGCGGATATAAAACTTGGAAGTAAGAATTCATATGAAGTATTAAAAATGGATGGGACTTCAAGAGAAATATTGCTAAATCTAGATGAACTTGATGAAATCCTAAAATGGCTGACACCTATTTCAGCTAATATTGAATTTATCAATATGGAAGCTGGGGATGGTAGAAATCAAAGCTTATTCAACTATATTCTAACTTTGCAATCTGCGGATTTTACAGTTGAAGAAGCAAGGGAATGTATAAGAATCATCAATCAATATGTGCTGAAGGAATCTTTATCTGAAAAAGAACTTGAAACAATACTTCGGGATGATGCTTTCAAAAAGCCAATATTCTTCAAAGGAACAACCTTTTTATTTGATAAGTTTGCTAATTACTTAAAAAACAATGAGCATATCATTAGGATAAGTAACCAACTTCATATATACAAAGATGGGATATATATTTCAAATGAAAAATTTATCTATAATGCTATGCTGAAACATATACCACAGTTGAGCAGAGCAAAGAGAAATGAAGTCAAGGCATACTTGGAGGATTTAATAATTGAAAACACACCAGCTTCAAGTGCAAATTTAATTGCTTTCAAGAATGGGGTGTATAACCTGGTTGATGATTCCTTCATTGATTTTTCACCAAACCACATAATAACAAGTAAAATTGATTGGTGTTATAATCCTGATGCTTATTCAGAACTGGTTAATAACACTTTGAACAAAATTGCTTGCCATGATAAAGAAATCAGAATGCTTCTTGAAGAAATTGTAGGGGCTTGCATATATAGGTCAAATACCCTTGCAGGTGGAAAAGCTTTCATCTTGATTGGTGAAAAAAATAATGGTAAATCAACTTTTCTGGATATGGTCAAAACCTTGTTGGGTGACAACAATATTTCATCACTGGACTTAAAAGAACTTGGTGACAGATTTAAAACTGCTGAATTGTTTGGGAAGCTTGCAAACATAGGTGATGATATAGGTGATGAATTTATTGCTAATAGTTCATTTTTAAAAAGCTTGTAACTGGAGATAGAGTTAATGTTGAACGGAAAGGGCAAGATCCATTTGAATTTGAAAACTATGCAAAGATGCTGTTTTCAGCCAATAACATTCCCAGGATAGGAAAAGGAAGGGATACTGGTGCAATTATAAGAAAGCTTGTAATTATTCCATTCAATGCAAGATTTAGTGATGCTGACCCTGATTATAAACCTGGCATTAAATATGAATTAAGAGAACAAGAATGTATGGAATATCTTATACAACTTGGAATTCAAGGATTGAAAAGGGTACTTAGAAATAAGGCTTTTACAAAATCTCAAAAAGTTGAAAAGGAACTTGAAGAATATGCTGAAAGAAATAATCCTATTATATCCTTTCTTCAATATTGTGAAGATGAAGATATTCAGATTGAAAATGAACCTGTAAGTGTAATATATGAAGAATATCAAAGATACTGTGATAAAAATGGTTATACTGCACTTGCAAATAATGAGTTTTCAAAGCAGCTTCAAAGACAAACAGAACTTACTACAACAAGAAAAACAATTAATAACAGGAAATATACAATTTTTATTAAACCTGAAAGTGGACATGCTGGACAAGCACGGGACAAGCATAAATAATAACCCTGTCCACTTGAAAAGGCTTGTAATATCAAGGCTTTATAAGAGAGTGGACAGGCTGGACAAGCTTAATATATTTATTTAATAAAATATATACTTACTTAATATATGATAATAAAAATATATATAATATAAATTTATTATATAAGCATGTCCAGTATGTCCATATAAAATCCTTAAAATCCTGTAAAATCAAGGTTTCCAAGACTCTTTGGGGATGGACAGGCATAAAAAATAACCTTGTCCATCTGATAAATAATTATAGAAAGGATGAATGTATCATGAAAAATGGTTTAGAGAAACTGATTGAACAAGCTGATGAAGTATTTATTAACCCTGGTGACATCCTGGTTATAGAAAAAGGATACATTGATAAACGGACAAGATTTGACCAGGAAAGAAACATCCACATTGTAAAACCAATAACTTATCAAAACGGCAACTATTGGTATGTATGTCCTGATTGCGGTGAACTACATTTCAGTAATATTCTTGGTAAAATCCAAACTGGATGCTGCCTGGATATTGATTGTAAAAGACACCAGTATTTTAAAGGGAATCATTACTTAATCAAAAGAAAAGCAATCATTTTAGATGATGGTTTAGAAGATAGGTGGTGATTTGATGTATAAATACAAACCAATGATTATTGGTGTGGTGTATCGGTATTAAAAGCAAAAAAGGAAAGGATGTGATTACCATAGACCATGTACTTGATGCAATCAAACCACATTATGAAGCCTTACTGGATTGCTTCTTGGAAGAACAAAGAACTGGTAAGTATAAGAAGTTTTCGGACAATCCTTATTATGATGAACTAAAAGCCTTAATTGATGCAATGAACATTTTAAGGAAATACCTTGGCTGGGAAACTATAACACTGAAGAAGGACGTTGAATTTTACTTATAAGATGAAGGGGGAATGAAAAATGTTTATTATTTTCAATCATGAAAAACTTGAAGAAAGAATCAATGCCATGTATGGCAACAAGGAAGCCTTTGGGAAGCTTATGGGCATGACCAAGCAAAGAATCAATTCCAGGTTAAAAAGTGCAACAGACTTTACACAATCTGAAATAGAAAAGGCTGCTGAACTTTTGAATATTCAACCTGAAGAAATACCGGCATACTTCTTTGAAGTTGAAGTATGTAGACCATAAAGAAAGCCATTGCATAATACCTGGATAAGCATTACACAATGGCTTCAAGAGATAAATATTAGATTCTCACCCTGATTTTATCACCTTGAAGCCATTATTTTCAAGATATTTCATAGAATTTCATAGTATTTCACACATTATTTGTGCTATTATTAAAATGTCACAAACCATGTCACATTGATACTCTGGTAATGCATTATAATTAGTGATATGCTTGTAGTATGGCTTTTAGTAATTAAAAAGAGAACATTCAAGCTTGCTTCTGGCTTGGGTGTTCTCTTTTATTTTTCTTAAAAGGCAGGTGATGGAATTGGCAAATTTAACAGTAAAACAAAGAAGGTTCTGTGAAGAATACTTGGTTGACTTAAACGCAACACAAGCTGCTATTCGTGCAGGGTATTCTCCTAAAACAGCAAATGAACAAGGTGCAAGGTTGTTAGTAAATGTTAGTATTCAAAAGAGAATTCAAAAACTTATGGATGAAAGAGCAAAGAGAACAAATATCACACAGGATATGGTAATTCAAGAACTTGCAAAGATTGCTTTTTCTAATATTGGTGATTACTTGAAGATTGAAACCTGCAAGGATGGAAACTTTGAATATAAACGGTTAGTTATTTTTGATACTGATTCCATCTCTGCTGATAAAAAATCAGCTATTCAGGAAATAAAACAAAACAATAATGGTGGAATATCATTTAAGCTTCATGATAAGCTTAAAGCACTTGAACTTCTTGGAAGGCATTTAGGAATGTTTAATGACAAAATTGAACTATCAACTGATAATCCATTTGATGAATTATCAGTTGAAGAATTAAAAGCTTTGGCAAGACAATGTGAAGAAGACTTATAAAAAATTTATCAAAAATACAAAAATTGAAAGGATGGTTAAAAATGAAAATTGAACTTAAAAACAGAGTGTAAAAACTTATTGAAAATTATAAAAAGGTTAAAAATGCTTTTCTGGAAGAAATAAGGAAATGGGAAAGCAATTCCTATTACACCAGTGATGCCAAACAGGATGAAATCAGGAAGGTAAAAGCACAAATGTTAAATAATGATGCAGACTTTAACAAACAGCTTTTAAACATCATCACAGAAGAAAAGGAAGCCATTTTGAATTCTACTATAAAAAAACCTGCTGATTATCAGGTTTTAATCTCAAATGCAATTGGATTCATTAACTTACTTGGCAATAAGCTTACAGATGAAGAAGCTTTTGAATTGGTAAAGCCATTCTTTGGCGATTATCAGACTATGAAACGTTTTTATGCAGTTCTTTCTGAAATAAATGGATTGAATGTTACTACTTATAGCCTTGGATTATTTGATAAAGCTATAAATAATCTTGAAATCCTTAAAAACAATTTTGCTAAGTTCTTTGATTCTGGAACATATACAACTAATGGCTTGGCTTATACTTTGAAAGAAACTGCACTTTTAAGTGATATTGAAGATATTGAAAGGATTATTCAAAAGCTTGATAGTATTATTCCTGCTTCATATAAAGAAGTAGAAGCTGAATTAAAAAATGAAATGGTGGTGTAATGTGATATGAAATACCAGGATAATTTATAAAAAGGAATAGTAAATGGTAAAGCTGTTGGAATTAAAACTGGTTCAACAACACAGGATGCAGTTAACCCAACAGATGATGGTTATGACCATTTAAGAGCAATAGAGCATGTTGGAACTGTTCTTCATGACGGCATTGGAGATAATCCTGCACCTAAAGAAGAATAATTTTTCATTAAGCTGCATTGGTGTAAAGTATTTTTTATATCAATGCAGCTTTTTTTATATTTGGGGGGTGGTTAATATACTGGATGAAGCAGTAATCAAAGAAATTCTTAAATCAATGATTATAGAACAATTAAAAAACGGTGGTTTGGCTTTGGAATTGACTAAAAGAGATATTGAGAAGTTTAAGTATTGTTTGGCTGGAATAAAAGATGCTTCTATTCCAGCCAATGAAAAACATGAAGCTGCAATATTTATAAAAGGCATGAATGATGCTTTAAAAAGATTACATGAAATAACTGGCGAAAGGGAATTTGCTATTTTTTACAACTATTGTATTGAAGGTAAGACAAGAAATGAAATAGCAGATGCTTTAAATGTTGATATTTCAACAGTTGGAAGGAATAAAGAAAAAGCCTTAAAGAAATTATCAATTATTTTATATCCAGAAATTAATATTACCGACATGATGTAAAGGTTAGGGAAGGGGTGATTGCTTGTCTAATGAAGAACTTATAAAAGAATATCAAGAAGGCAATCATTCTGCTTTGGATGAATTGATTATACAAAATGAAAAAATTGTTAAATTTTTTGCCAATAAATATTATGGTATTGCAAGCAGGGCATTAGTGGATTTTGACGACCTTGTTCAAGAAGGCTGGATTGCTTTTATAAAAGCGATTGAAAAGTACAGGTTTGATGATGAAGAACCAATTAAGTTTTCTTCATATGCAAGTGAAGTAATCAAATATAGAATGATTACTTTCATAAACAGAAATATTTGCAGGATAAAGAAAAGCGATTCAAACAGTGAACAAATAAAAATATGTAGTATTTCAGAAACCATTTCAGGAACAGATGATGTGACTATTGAAGAATCTATTGCAGATGAACAATCAGAAGAACCATTTATATTAATTGAAGATGAAATTGATAATGAGATTTTAAGAGAAGATTTATTTAACGTAATTTATACTGTCCTTGGAAAAGGTGCTGGACTTGTAAGAAATGTATTGATTATGCATTATGGTTTAAAAGGTCAACCGCAAACATTTGAACAAATAGCTAAAAAATTTAAAGTTACACGTCAATCTGTCCAGGAAGCAGAATTTAAAGCAATTAAAAAAATAAGGAATAGTGAAGCTGGCAAGGCATTAATGAAAAAATATCAGTGGATGGTGTTTAATTCTTTGGAACATGAAAAAGACCAAATAAATCAATTTGCTTCACCTGATATTGTGCTGGAAATGCTGGAAACATTGGATAATTTGTTATATGGAATACTTAACCAGTGTTGTTAAAAAAGGTAGGTGAAAATACTATGAATAAAAATATTGAAATTATTAATGAAAATCTATGGGCGGTAAATTTTCATCATTTACGGTATATTAAAGACCTTCCTTATACCTGTAATGACCCTGATTCATTAGATAAGGTTGCTTCACTTACTGATAATGGAATAATAGTGTTGAATAAAAGTCATGAAATATATCCAACATTGAAACAGCTATTTCCAAGACTAATGCAAAATACTGATAAAGAATTGCTTATGAAAATTGATTATATGCAAGATAAAAACAGGGATGGATATGATAGAGTTTATAAATACTGTTTAAATGCTGTATTAAAAAGAAGGATGGTTAAAAAGCAGTTTAATGAACAATCAAAAGAAAAACCAATATTTAAGCAAATACTTAATTTTATTGGATTTAATTCCAAAGAAAGGGGTGGAAAGTAAATGGTAACAATTAGAAGTGCAATTCAATTATATGATGGAATGACACCAGGATTAAGAAGTATAACCAATGCATTAAATATTACTATTTCAAGCTTTGAAGCTATGCAGAGGGCTTCCAGCAATGCAATTGATACATCGAGTATTCAGGCAGCAAGGGCAGAATTAAACAGGGCTGAAATTGCATTTAATGAGATTGAACAACAAATTAGGGAAGCAGACCAGGCACAGCAAGAATTTAATAATGATATTAGGAATAGTCATGGCTTAATGGACAAATTAAAAAGTATGGCAATATCCTTGGGTGCTGCTTTTAGTGCTAAAAAGATTATTGAACTTGCTGATAATATGACACAAACAAATGCAAGGCTTGATTTAATCAATGATGGCTTTACAAACCACAGCAGAACTTCAGGATAAAATATTTGCTTTAGCACAAAGGGCAAGGACTTCTTATCAGGCAACAGCAGATGTTATTTCAAAATTAGGTTTATTGGCTGGTGATGCCTTCAAAAGTAATGATGAAATGATTGCTTTTTCTGAATTAATGCAGAAAGCCTTTACTGTAAGTGGTGCAAGCATTCAAGAACAAACAGCAGCAATGTATCAGTTAACCCAAGCAATGGCAGCAGGAAGACTTCAAGGTGATGAATTCAGGTCAATTATGGAAAATGCACCAATGTTGGTACAAGCAATTGAAGATTATATGCATAATGTCATGGGTGTTGAAGGAACATTAAAAGACATGAGTGCAGAAGGTTTAATTACTGCTGATGTAATTAAAAATGCTATGTTTAGTGCTGCTGATGATATTGAAAATAAGTTTAAAGAAATGCCAATGACCTTTGGTCAAATTGGAACAATTGTTGGAAATACATTGCTTCAGACCTTTGAACCAGTAATCCAAGGAATTGGTAAAGGGGCACAATGGATATATGACAACTGGTCAACCCTTGAACCTATATTTAAAGAAGCTAATACTGGTTTTTCATTTGATTATGATAATATGATGAATAATATTGCTGATATAGCTGGGAATACTGCAAAAGTGGCTGATTCAATGGAAATAAGTGAAGAAAGCCTGGAATACATGCGTGACCTGGCAGAGCAACAAGCAATAAACAGATTTACCACAGCGGAAATTAATATTGAAATGAACAATGAAAATCATATTAATTCAGAACTTGACCTTGATGGTATAGTTGCTCATTTAGAAGATAAAGTTTATGAAACAATGGTAATAGCTGCGGAAGGGGTGCATGAATAATAATTAACCCAAGGGATAGCCAATAAGGTTATTCCTTGGCTTTTTTTCGTTTATAGGATAAAATCAAATATGCTATAATATTTTTGAAAGTTAATTTTCAAAAAATAGGTGATGAAGCATGTCAAAGATAATTGCAAAAGGTAAATATCTTGGAGTTGAACGACAGGTTGAATGTTTCTTGGAAGATGGTTTTCCAATTATTGAACTTGATGGGGAATATGATGAACAAGTTCAAAACAGATTTAATGAATTACTTAAAGAAGTACCTGCATTAGGTGGAACATATTATCCACCTGAAAATAGTTTATTAGCAGCTTATAGTGTATTTGAAAATACATTCTTTGATGATTCACCAATAGAAATTAAAACTGAAGGTGATATTGGTAAAATTCCAACTTATGATGTTGATGATATTGTTTATTAGATACTAAAACCTTCTAAAATCGTTTTTAAGGCATTTTAATATAAAAGGGCATATAAATGTATTACCTTGATGATTTAAAACGGATGCAAGGCGATCCTGAAGGCAGGATAAGGGAAAATAGAAAGGAATCTGAAGCCAATGAAAATAGAAATTGATGAAAAACAAATTGCTGAATCAATTATTAATGATTTGAAAAGGCATAACCTTTTAGGTAATACTCAAAATGTTACTGTCATTTATAATGCTGAATCACAGGATATTCTTTATACTATTGCTGAAACTGCGGAACTTATAAAAACAAATACGAAATATGTTTATGACCTTATAAAAGCTGGTTTGCTTCCAGCATTAAAACTTGGTTCAATGAAGGTTACACGTTTAGCCTTACTTGAATTCCTGGAAAAATATAAGGGGTATGACCTTACTGACCCATTTAATATAAAGCCATTAGAACAACTTAATGAGGAAAAATGACTTTTACAGCTTTATTGATGTTTTAGCATAATTATGATAAAATTATGCTAAACTAATAAAGGGGTGATAATTGTATGCCACATATTAGACCAGTATCGGATTTGAGAAATAATTTTGCTGATATATCAAGGATTGTTCATGAAACTCAAGAACCTGTATTTTTGACCAAGAATGGTTATGGGGATATGGTTGTAATGAGCATGGAAGCTTACGAACGGAAACTGTTTGAAAGTGAAATTTACTTTAAGCTGAAGGAAGCGGAACTGGAAGCCAAAACAACTGATAAGAGATATTCCCATAAAGAAGTTTTCGATGAATTAAGGGCAAAACTTTCTGACAGGATGGAATCTGATGAAGTATGA